ATACTTGCGGTTTATGATGCTTCGGATTCCCGTTTGCTTCATCAGGTGTATACGGACAAGCTCCCTGCCGAAATGGAAGCTGTTTTAAATGCGGAAAGCAAACAGATAAAAAAGCGCAGCAGATTTGTAAAACCGACTATTCAGGAAATCAGGGAATATGTGAATGCACAGAATTTAAATGTTGATGCGGAAGCCTTTGTTGATTTCTATAATTCAAACGGATGGAAGGTCGGAAAAAATCCGATGAAGGATTGGAAGGCGGCCTGTCGGAATTGGAGCAGGCGGGAAAGAAGCAAGCCGGTTAAATCAGGCGCTATTTCAAGCAAGCCTTCGTATGATATTAATAAAATTGCAGCTGATGCAAGGGAAAATACAACAATAAAGTATTAAAAAACAGCAAACAACCCACAAAGCAAAATAAAAAGAGCGGTGTGCTGCATGAGTGAATACATAGCATGAAAATCAAACATCAACGGACTTAATGGCCTTTGTTACACAAGCCAAAGGCAAGGATTTAAATAAAATAACTGAAATAATCCAAAATCCGGCAGTAGGATGTTTCTGCCGGGCATGCTCCCTGCATTCATTCAGCAGACACCGGGCAATGAAAGGAAATAAATATGACAGAGCTTATACAACAGGCTATTGAAAAGATAGATAAGGAAGCTGAAAAGATAAAAAACAGTTACATTACTTCGATTGTTTCAAAAATTATTGATGATTATCTTACTAATGATGAAAATGCCGAGAAGGTACTCAATAAAAATAGAACGCTCGAAGGTTGTTTGATGAATATTTTTAAACACGCTAAGCATGATGGTGTGGCAGAAATATCAGGTAATCATGCATTTGTCGGCGGGAACGATGAAGACCTTTGGCAGTGGATTGTTGATTATTACGGTTTTGCAGTCGCTTGCAACGAAAATAAGATTATTGATTTGCTTGATTTTATTTAAGGCGGTGCAGTATGGCAAAGAAAAATTTACTTACCGATAAAGAAGCACAGCAGATACTTGAACAGCTGAAGAAATCTGCCAAGCCATCGGAAAGGTTGAAAAAATATGTGCATAACACTGTGCTTGCGGATGCACATATTCTTTTTCAGTATAAAGAAGGTAATACACGTTATGGTTTTTGTACCGGGTGCGGCAATGATTTTGTTATTGAAATAAAAGCGATGCGTACTTATACGAATAATGATGTTGATGTTTTAATGGCAAAGCATAATGAAAAGGTTGTCTGCCCCTGCTGCGGCAGAACGGTTACAAAAAGATATGCCGGTATTTCACGGCCTGATATGTTTGCAGATGTTGCTGAATTTAAGGTGGATAAATCAGGCGATCTGATTGTGTATGTGTATAGATTTTCATATGAATTTTCAAAAGATTTTCATATATGCACTCCAAGCTGGACCTGCTGGCAGATAGGATATTTTGATTTGCACAAATATTGCCATATGTTTTATAGTTGGTGGAATGAAAATGCATATACCGGTGATCGTTATACAAATCAACTGCTGTTCACAAATAAACAGAAAACCAATGCTCCGTTTTATCGTTATCAGAGTGAAACGGAAGGAATAAAGTGTTTTGAGCCGGAAAAGGCATTGTTGAAGAGCAATCTGAAATACAGCAGCCTTATGGAATATATGGGTGAAACAAATGCAGTGGATATGTTCAAATATCTGAAGTTTTACTGCTCCTATCCCGAAATAACGGAAAGGCTTATGAAGCAGGGTTATAACAATATTGTTGAACAGTATTTTTACGGCTGTCTCGGCGGTTGTTTTAATTTTAAAGCAAAAACAGTTCCCGGTTTCTTTAAGCTGGATAAGCTTCATCTGAAGGCATTGGGAAAATACGGAATAACACACAAAACAGCATATTGTCAGGAAAATATAAAGGCAATGCAGTTTATGAAAAATAATAATCTTAAACTGGATTCAAAAGTGTTTTCGTTTTTATCAAGAAATGCAAATCATTTTAATTTAATACAGATTTTGCTGCTGTTCATGGGTATAAAAAAAGCCATTACCTATATCAACAAGCAGGGTGCACTCTGTGCGTGTCATCATTCTTGTGAAACAAATGAATGCTTGTTTTTTGAAAACTATAAAGACTATATCAAACAGTGTAAAATGCTGGAATATGATATTTCGGATAAAAACATTGCCGTTCCTATGAATCTGTTTCAGGCACATCAGCAGTTAACGGAAATACTGAATCAGAAAAAGGCAGAAGAGGAAGCAAAAATACAGGCTGAAAAAATGAAATCATTCAAAAAGCGCTTGCTAAAGCTGAAAGATAAATATTACTTTACAGATGGCAATTTGTTAATCCGACCTGCAGAAGACTATAAAGACCTACAGAAGGAAGGTACAACGCTTCATCATTGTGTGTATTCGGACTATGCAGATAAATATATTGAAGGAAAAACCAATATTTTATTAATTCGCCGTGCTTCGGAACCGGATAAGCCATTTTACACCATGGAGTATAAAAACGGAAATGTTGTTCAGTGCAGAACAACATACAACGGCGGTATGACTGACGAAGTAAAAGCATTTATAAAAAAGTGGAAGGCATTTATGAAAGCAAATAATAAGAAAAAGAAGAAAGAGGCGGCATAATGGAAAACTATTTAACAAAGAGGGAAGAAGCATATTCTATTCACCAGAGAATACTTACTAACGGAAAAATTGTTCAGTCTGCACTCATTGATATGTGCAGAGATTTAAAAACAATGCGTGATGATAATTTATTTGCCGAGCTTGGCTACGATACCTTTGAGGATTATTCCGAGCAGGCATGCGGTATTAAATCAAGGCAGGCGCATTCCTACATATCGGCCTATGAAAAATTAGGTGAAAGCTATATGGAAGAAAATGCAGGTCTTGGCATAACTAAACTTGAGCTGATTTCGCAGATTTCTTCTTATGAACGTGAAGAGTTTCTTGCCGATAAGAATGTTGAAGAGCTCTCAACCCGTGAACTGAAAAAGCAGGTTGATGAATTCAAAAACAGAATTGAGCAGCTGTCCTTCAGTCTTGAAAATGCAGAGAGTGAAAATAAAGAGCTTATTCAGCAGCTTAATGATATGCAAGGAAGCTTGGAGGATTCGGAGCTTTCGGAGGTGGTTGCAACGGTTGAGCCGGATCCTGAAGTGATACAGCAGGCGATTGACGAAGCAATTAAAAAAGAACAGGAAGCGAATGCAGAGAAAATTGAAAAGCTTAAAAATCAGCTAAAAAACGAAAAGGATAAAAATAAAATCCTTATTGATAATAAAGATAAGGAAATCAGCGAGGCGAAAAAACAGGCCGCTGAAAAAGCGAATAAAAAAATAAATGAGCTTACGGCGAAAAACAAGGAAGCTGATGAAAAGCTGCAGCAGGCGCTTAAAGCAGCAAAGGCAGCTAATGCCGATGAAGATGTAACGGCAATCCGCTTTCTATTCAGCAATTTGCAGTCGACTGCAAATGAAATTAAAGCACATCTTGATAAGGTTGCTTCAAAGGATGCAGAGCAGGGTGAAAAGCTGGCAGCTGTTATGAAGAATGTTCTGAATAAAATAAGTGAAAGTTTTTAAGGAGGATTATTATGCCGAATAAATCTTTAATCCGTAAGGACCCGATAGAGGAATTAACAGAGTGTATTTGCGATAATCTCTGTAAATATCCTGTATCGGATATAACGTAGGACGAGCTTGATGATATTTGTGAAAGTCGTATTTTGAACAGAATTGAAAGCCTTGTGCTTGCGGAAGAAAAAATGAACAGGGGCAGGGATAACTTGATGTACCCATATCACAACATAATTAAGAAACGAATCAAAAACGGTGAGCTGATAGGTTATCAGTTTGTTGAACATTACAAAACCATAGGCGAATGCTTACTGCTGACCTTCAGCACACCGCCGTTTGAAAGACCAATCCGTCCGCATAAATATCACGAGTATGTTGATATCCTTGCGGATTGGAAGAGAAATGAGGAGGGATAAAATGCGAGAGATATTATTCAGAGGAAAAGCGAAAAATCAAAATGAGTTTTATCATTTCTCTAATGTATGGAGAGATTGTCTAAAAGATGGTTTTGTTTTAGGCTCGTTGATTGTTTCAGGCAACAGATATTATATCTGTGTTTCAACGATTGGAGCAAATAAAAGTGCTATTAATAACGGAACTGTGTCAATGATTGAGGTAATCCCTGAAACCGTAGGTCAATACACAGGCTTGACCGATAAAAACGGCAATAAAATCTTTGAGGGAGATATTGTTGAATTTTATATTGAGGATGTAAGAATTGTCGGAAAAGTTTTTTACAGTAAAGATGCCACTGCATTTGAAGTGTGGTATGAACTGCCCGAATCAAGATTACTTCTTTTGTCTAAAACGCTATGTGATTTCGAATATATTAAAGTTATCGGCAACATCCACGACAACCCTGAATTGTTAAAGGAGGCAGACAATGAGTAAATCAATGACAGCTGAAAGAGCGATTGAGATATTAAAAGATTTGCGTATATTCGATGATGATTGCGATACAGATGTTGAAGCACTTACAAAGGGTATTGAAGCCCTTGAAAAGCAGATACCGAAAAAGCCGATTTCAATAAAGAATGATGAAGATGTAAAACTTGGTGCCGTAACTTGGAAAGCAGGTATAACGATTTATAAATGTTTTTGCTGCAATAGTTTTATAAGTCGCGCAAGTGATTTTTGTAATAAATGCGGACAGGCTTTAGATTGGAGTGATGAAGAATGAAGGAGGCAGAAACATAATGTATGATTCACAATGCGGCAAAATGTATAAGTGCAGATGCTGCGGCAAGGAGTTTTGGTGCTCGTATCGTGATAACTGGACATACAAAACGGAAAGCAAAATGTTCTGCAGCTATACCTGCTTCAGAAAAGACCAAAGGGCACGGGAAGCGAAGCATAAGCCCCGGCATAAATATGCTAAAAGCGTAAGCTGAGGAGGTGGGAAGTATGACCGAAATAATCAAAATAAGTTTGATGATTTTTGTGCTTGGTATGTTGTTTGTATTGGCGGTGAGCCTGATATCGGATTATTTTGATAAGAAAAAACAGGAGCGTAAAGTCAGACTGCAGCAGGAGCGTTCACGAAGCAGACAGAAGCTGAATTGCAAAAACTGTGAAATGCTGCTGCATTGTCATAATAGTCTTGCAGAATGCAATCAGGAAAAGCTGCATTTGGAAAATACGGTTGACAGCTTATATGAACAAATCAATATTCTGCAGAGCAGTCTTGCAAAAGCAAGGATGCATAGGCAATCCGAAGCGGAGGATAAAACAATATATGAATCAGAGTGAAGAATTAAGGGAGCAGCAGGCAGTAATTGAATGGTGTGAGTGGATGTCGGGAAAGTACCCGGAGCTGAAAGCCGTTTATCATATTACCAATGAAGGGAAACGCAGCCGGATTAACGGCGCCACTTTAAGAGCTGCAGGGCTTAAAAAGGGCGTTCCGGATTTATGCCTGCCATGTGCAAAAGGCAGTTATCATTCGCTTTACATAGAAATGAAAAAGGATGCCCACAGTAGGCCTTCCAAGGAGCAGACGAAATGGATAAAGCTGCTTAACGATTTGGGCAATTTTGCAATCGTCTGCAATTGTGCCGATGAAGCAATTCATACACTGAAATGGTACTTATTACTTGATCATTCCAGTGCATCGGAAAGTCAGGTGCCGCAATGACAATAGAAGAACTTGATATTGCACAGCTGTTTAATATTCCTTGTAAAATAACCGTTCGTGGAACGGAGTATAAAAATCCGCACCGCATAGCTTATTTATTGCGCTTTTGGAACAGTGAATTAAAGTGCTGGACGTTTTCGGTAATGATGGAAGACATTCATAATCCAAAGCTTCAAATCACGGCTGCACTGAATGAAATTCAGCCGATTGCGGGCGGGGAGCTGTTTATTGCCGAAAAGCTGAAGCAGCTTAAGGATAAAAAGGTATATGAAACAGTGAAGGACAAGCTGATGTGCAGAGAGGGAATCGGTTAATGGAAAATATTAAAGAAAAAATATTTCCGCTTATATTAATCACACTGGATCTGTGTGCATCGGTGCCTTATTTCGCAGCAGGCAATTTTAAAACAGGTGTTTACTGGATTGCCGCTGCCGTGCTGAATATATGTGTAACGTTTTAATTTGAAAGGAAAGTATTATGAACCAATCAAAAGAAGAAAATATTTGCGAATTCTGCGGGCAGATTGTTTTGCCGGGTGAAACCTGTAAATGTCCTGATGCAGAACGTGAAAGAGCAAAACAGCAGCAGGCACAGGAGGCTAAGCAAAGCATAAAGGATATTTTTGAAACTGCAGAGCTTGATGATAATGTACATCTCATCATGCATGCAGCTGTGGATTTAATATTGAATTTTAAACTGAATAAGTTAAGCTTAAGCCTGCCGGGGGGGGATAAAAGCCAATATTTCCAGAAATGCAGGCGGAAAGCTTAAGGTTGAAAGAATTGATACAACGAAGGACAGCGATGAAATCGGCAGGAATTTATAAGGCTGCCTATATATTAATTACATACATATATATAAATACGGTTTTCGCAGCAGATAAAAAATTCACTTAGCAGACCGATTCCGAACTTAGGTCTGAAGGTAGCTGCACTTGGTCTATAATGAATTTCCGTATTTTTATACAACAAAAATTCTCGGAGCAATCGCTCCGAATGAAACTTGATAAAAGCATTAATTTAACGACACAGTGTTAAGGATAACAGAGGAATACCATGGCATATGTTAAGAAGGAAACAAGAGCCGGAAACAGAATAATAGTTGAGAAGTATTATACTTCAAGATACGGAAGCAAGGGCAAATGCACACGCAGTCAGAATTACGGTTCCACTCCTGAAAATATGGCAGCAAGAAATGCCCGTTATGCTTATATGAAAGCGGATAATATATTCAATGAAAATTTCAGCATGGGTGATCTAACGCTTACGCTTACCTTTGCCAAGGACAAGCGCCCGAAAAATATGAGTGAAATGAAGGCTATCTGGAGCAAATACATTAAACAGGTGCGCGCTGCATACAAAAAAGCCGGTGTTGTTCTTAAATGGCAGAAAGGAATTGACCCGAGCAAAAACAATCCGCATATACATATGGCATTAACTTCTATTGATATCAAGCTTTTGCCGAAATGGGAATACGGCGGTGTGCATATCAGACCTGTTGAGGACAGGGACAACCATACCTTCGGAAGCTATGCAAGGCAGCAGGGCACAGCGGATGAAGAGAATTCGAAAGAATTTCTGCCGGGCAAAGGCTTTAAATGTTATTCTCATTCCAGGAATTGTGTTATTCCCGAGCCTAAAATAACCGTTATATCCAATGACCATTGGAGTGACGAGCCGAAGGCGCCTGCAGGCTGGTATATTTTTGAAAAGCAGATTAATAACTGGGAGGATGAGGTGAACGGTTATAAGCATCAGAGCTATATTCTGTGCAAGCTGCCTGACAAAAAGAAGCGCAAATCGAAAAATAAAAAGAATTTATGCAGCAGGCAATAGAGGGGGCGGATTATGACAATTCAGAGATTGAAACAATATCAGAGTATAAAAAGGCAGCTTGAGATATTTGAAGCCGATTACGGAATTACATATATTGCCGGTGCTGATACAACCAAGCCTATTGTGCAATCAGGTAAAATCAGTAATTCAACTGCCGATATTGCAATAAAAAAGTATGAGCTTACTGCTGATTATCAAACAGAATATAATCGCCAGTACCGAGAATTGCGGGAGCTTATAAAATACATTCTTCATATTAAGGATGAAAAAGTTAAGGAAATTGCTATGCGTAAGTTTATGAAAGGGCAAACCTTTGCCGAAATAGGTGATATAATGAATTATGACCGTACTACAGTTTCAAAAAAGCTGAAAAACTATATTTCCCACAATTCCCATTAAAAGTATGATAGTATTATAATCAGCAAAGTGAATATCAAAGCGAGAGTAATTGTGCAGCAGGCAATTGCTCTTCTTTTGCTGAAAAAGCCAATAAAAGCCAATGTGTTACGTACACACGCAAGTATTAAATTCTGTAATTGAACTATTTTATAATAAAAGGGAGGGCTGTATTTGGCATTAACAAAAAAGCAAATTATGTTCTGCAAGGAATATGTTGCGGATTATAACGGGAAGCAAGCAGCAATCAGAGCCGGCTATAAGGAATCAAATGCAGCTTCTCAGGCAAGCAGGCTTTTGTGTGATTCCGAAATACTTGAATGCATAAAGGAGCATCAAAAATATTTGGTTAACAGCAGCTGCCTGACTGAAGAAAAGGTTATTAATCATCTGCAAGATGTGCTTGAACGCTGCTTATCCGCAAAGCCGGTTACGGAATGGGATTATTCCGAGCATGAAATGATTGAAACAGGGGATTGGACTTTTGACAGTAAGGGCGCACTTGAAGCCATTAAGCTGTTAGGTCAGCATTTGGGAATGTTCAGCAATAAAATTAAAATCAGTACAGATTCCGATGATACTTTAAAAGAAATGAAGGAGTATTTTGAACAACGAGAAAAAGAGGGTACTTGACCTTTTATATTATGAGCCGTATAAAATCGGGCATTTTGTAGGCTTTAAAGATTTAACGGTACTTCATAATGATTGGCTTCGGTCTTTTTTGTATTGCAAAGAGGACCAGACGCTGCTTGCACACCGAGGAAGCTATAAAACAACAGATTTATCTTTATTTCTATCATTGCATATTGTTATTGCCCCGAATGAAATTACGGATTTTTTCCGTAAAACAGATACGGATGTTAAGGAAGTAATTAAGCAAACGGGAAATATACTGAATTCAGGTTGTATACGGTATATGGTTAAAACCTTGTATGCCAAAGAATTGGAATTTATCAAATGCACCGATACGGAGATACACACCAATTTGTGCCAAAATATCAAAGGTGCATCTCAGCTTCTCGGACTTGGCATCGGAACATCCATAACCGGTAAGCATGCGGATGTTGTTGTTACGGATGATATTGTTAATCTGAAGGACAGAATCAGCCGTGCTGAGCGTGAGCGCACAAAAATTCAGTATATGGAGCTTCAAAACATAAAAAACAGAGGCGGCCGATTCATTAACACCGGCACACCGTGGCATAAGGAGGATGCAATAAGTATTATGCCGAATGTGCGGCGGTATGATTGTTATGAAACAGGCCTTATAACCAAAGCGCAGCTGCAGACTATTCGTTCATCCATGACGGATAGTCTTTTTGCTGCCAATTATGAGCTGAAGCATATTGCCGATGCAGATGCAATGTTTAAAAATCCGCAGTTTATTGCGGATGAAACATTGATTTATAACGGTATTGCTCATATTGATGCTGCGTATAACGGTTCGGACAGAACCGCTTTTACTGCAATAAAGAAAACGAGCAACGGTTATATTGCTTTCGGAAAGTGCTGGAATAAGCACGTTGATGATTGCATGGCGGAAATATATGTATATATGCAGCGCTTTAAGCTTGGCAGCGTAAGCTGTGAGGATAATGCCGATAAGGGTTATCTGAGGAAAGAGCTTTCTGCAGCAGGCCTGCAGGCTAAGGGATATCATGAAAGCATGAACAAATTTGTTAAAATTTCCACTTATTTAAAGCGGGCATGGGCTTCAATTTTATGGCTGGATGAAACAGATCCCGAATATATGAATGAAATACTTGATTATAACGAAAATGCGGCGCATGATGATTGCCCCGATTCGGCGGCAAGCCTTATCAGAAGTGCAGAGGAAAGAATAACATATCACAGTGTACAGGGAGGATTATAATATGGAGGATATTTTCAGATTATCGAAAGATACCGAGCTTACGGAAGAATTGCTGGAAAGGTTTATTATAAGAAATTTCAGAAAAACGGCAGAAAGATATATTAAGCTGGAAAAGGCTTATCGCAATGATTATGAAATCTTTCATATGCCGAAAAAAGCCAGTTATAAGCCGGATAATCGCATTGCCGTTAATTTTGCAAAATATATAACGGATACAATGAACGGCTTTTTTATAGGCATTCCTGTAAAGATAAGCACAGATGATGATAAGGTTAAAGAGTATGTCGAGTTTCTTGATGCTTATAACAATCAGGATGACCAGAATGCAGAGCTTTCCAAAATATGCAGTATGTTCGGCCGAGGGTATGAGATGTATTTTGTTGATGATGCTTCCAATATCGGTATTACATATCTTAATCCGATGGAGGCATTTATAATTTATGATGATTCCATACTGAAAAGACCGAGGTATTTTGTGCGGTACTATTTTGATGCGAATAATGTGCTGCAAGGCTCTGTAAGTGATGGAAGCATAATAAAATACTTTACAAAAAATCCATCTGTTAAATTTAATGGTGGTGAGAAGCGGCATGGCTTTGACGGCGTTCCGGCAGTGGAGTATGTTGAAAATGAGGAACGCATCGGCCTGTATGAAGGCGCTATGTCACAGATTAATGCGTATAATAAGGCAATCAGCGAAAAGGCAAATGATGTTGATTATTTTGCCGATGCTTATCTTAAAATACTTGGTGAAAAGCTTGATGAAAATTCTGCCAAAAATATTCGTTCAAATCGCATTATTAATTTTTCGGGAAGCGGCGCCGATAAGCTGGTTGTTGATTTCCTGCAGAAGCCGGATGCAGATAAAACACAGGAAAATCTTATAAACCGCCTTGAACAAAAAATATTTGCATCATCAATGGTTGCAAATATATCGGATGAGAATTTCGGCACACAATCAGGTATTGCTTTAAAATATAAACTGCTTTGCATGCGAAATCTTGCAAAGGCAAAGGAACGTAAGTTTATAGCAGGGTTCAATTTAAGATATAAGCTGATTTTTTCCAATCCGCTTTCGGGAATGAATAAAGAGGACTGGATGAAGCTTAAATTTACATTTACACCGAATTATCCTGCAAATTTGCTTGATGAGGCAGAAATAGCAGATAAATTATCAGGTGTTACATCAAAGAAAACGCAATTGTCTGTGTTGTCTGTTGTTGAAAATGTGGACGAAGAGCTTCAGAAAATAGAAAAGGAACAGGATGCAGCAGGCTATACTGCTGATTTTTCTTTGAATAGGACAAACGAAAATGAGTAGTTATTGGAAGGAAAGGCAAAAAGAGCTGTTATCCTCACTTGAACAGGATGAAAATGAATTGAAAAAGCGTTTGGCATCTGTTTATGAGGATGAATACAGTAAACTTGATCGTGAAATTGCCGCGTATTATCAGAAATACGGTGAAAACAATATTATTCAGTATCGTAAGCTTATGCAGACCCTGCCTGCAGAGGATGTTAAGCTGCTTATTGAGCAAATGGACGATTTTATAGCAAAATATCCGCAGTATGCGCATTTGGTACCCGTAAGAACATCCATATATAAACTGAATCGCTTGGAAGGACTGCAGTATTCCGTAAGAATGCATCAGCTGAATATCGGAGCGGTTAATCAAAACGAGATAGCAGAGCATTTAAACAGGCTCGCCTTAAAAAGTGCCAATGCTTCCATGGAGGCATTGGGCTTCGGAAAGAATTTTTATGCCATAAATTCAGATATAATCAGGCTGTTTGTTGATGTTCCGTGGTGCAACGGCACAAGCTTTTCCGAACGTATATGGACGGACTGCGAAAAGCTGGCAAATTATATTACAACGGATATCGCACAAGGCTTTGCCCGGGGCGAATCCTATGAAAGGCTTACAAAACAGCTTCGCACACGGTTTGAAAATGTTTCAAAAAAGGATGCTTATCGTTTGATTTATACCGAAGGCACATATGTTATGGCTGAAAGCTCCATGCAGCCGTTTACGAAGGATTTTGACGAATATCGCATATCAACTGCCGCAGACAGTAAAGTGTGCAGCATTTGCTCCTCAATAGCCAAAGAAAGGTTTAAGATAAAGGACCGCAGTCCGGGGGTGAATTTTCCTCCGTTTCACCCATGGTGCCGCTGCAGCTTTGAAATTGTTGTTGACGATTGGGATAAGTGGATGGATGATTATGTAAAACGGCATAAAACAGGCGGGAAAAAGATATTGAATAATTTATCGGATAATGATAAAATAAAAACATCCTCATTAAAGTTGAATTTACAGCTATTTGCTAAAAAAGCAGAAGATTATGCAACTGTTGTATTGCCAAAGGCGGAATATGCACATGTTATGTCTGAAATTGCAACAAATCTTACGGAAGCTCAAAGTAAAAAGCAAGTATTCAGTAAGCATATAGGTGATTACATTTACACTGTTGAAAATAAAGGCTTTGGAAATTATAGGGTGATTGATAAAATCAAGATAGGAGATTAATGTGAATAAAACAATAAAAATTAATCTTGAAAATGCATTAAGAAAAGTATTTGATGATGATGAATTTGTGATGTGTATTACAGCACACCTTACAACAAATGAAATTCGAAGGGCATTTATTAAGCATATAGAAGAAAACCCGGAAATAACATCTGAAGAGATAACATTGATGTCAATATCGGCACATAGAAATGAATTGTAGATTATTTATAAAGGGAGCAAAAGAATATGGATATGAATTCAAAAAAATCATCCCGTGAATTGTTTGAAAAAGCAGAGCCTTATAATGATGATGCTCCTGAAATGAGGCAATTTGACGGAGAAGATTTTTTTCGTATGTTAAAAACCGTGAAAAAGAAATTAGATGAAGGCAAATATAATAATTAAGCACTTTTGCAGTCGCCTGCAGAGTGCTTTTATTATGTTTATTTTTAGGGGGTGCATATATGAAATGTCCATATGCGGTTAATCGCATTCTTCAGACCAAAACAGAGATTGAATACGATAGTGAAAGCAGGGAGAATGCATCGGTTGTTACAACGATAAACAAGGCAGAGTTTCTTGATTGTTTAAAATGCGAATGCGGAGCATATAACGATAAGACAGGAAGGTGCGAATACAAAACGTAATTATGATAAACGTAACAAAAACAAAAAGCTGCATAATCGTAAACGGCCATGCAGGGTATGACGAACACGGCAGGGATATTGTTTGTGCTGCCGTTTCCGTGTTGGTATACAATCTGCAGAAAAGTATAGAAAAGCTCACAGAGGATGCTGTGGGCTTTTGTTATGCTCCCGGTGAGGCGGTTATATCCTTTGACAATATATCCGCAAAAGCCGAATTGTTAATAGATTCATTCATTGTCGGAATAGAAATGCTGGCTTGCAGCTATCCCGATAATGTGGAATTGACCAAGCATTAGTGTCATTAAACCTTATGGAATGTGCAGGCGTGGAACACTTGAAAAGCTACGGAATTAACAGTCAAGCATTGGGACTTAAAACTATGGAGGTAAAATTATGCAAAGAAAATTTATTAATCTTCAGCATTTCGCTGAAGAAACAGAACCGCAGGAAACAAAACCTGCCGGAAAAGACCCGGTTCAAACAAACGGCAGGGAAGAGAGTGAGCTGAAATACACGGATGAGGATGTAAACAAGCTGCTTGACAAGAAATTTGCAGAATGGCAGAGGAAAAAGGAAACGGAAATAAGCGAAGCTAAAAAGCTTGCAGAGATGAATGCGCAGCAGCAGGCAGAATACCAGCGGGATCAGCTTCAGAAGGAGCTTGATGAGCTGAAGCGTAAGGATGTGCTTGCCGAAATGTCTAAAACTGCAAGAAAAATGCTTTCTGACAGCGGCATAAACGTTTCCGACGAGCTTTTAACCGTTCTTGTAACGGCAGATGCGGAGAAAACAAAAAATGCCGTAAATGCTTTCGGTACGCTGTTTAAAGATGCGGTTAAAGCTGCGGTGGCCAAGGAGCTTAAAGGACCGATTCCGAAAACAGGTTCAAGCGGAAGTATTACCAAGGAGCAGATTATGTCTATTGAAGACAGAGCTGCAAGGCAAAAGGCAATTAATGAAAACATCGGATTATTTAAATAAAGAAAGGAAAATTTTTATGACTAAAACAAAAATAAATCTTCAGTTATTTGCTGCAGAAGCAAATTTAACGAAATCGGCAGACCTTGAGCCTGCAATTTCAATTGATCATACATCAAGAATCACAAGAACGCTGAAAACCTTCCGTGAGGTTCTCGGTATTACCGAAATGCAGAGAATGGCAGCAGGCACACAGATTAAAATTTATAAGGCGGAAAAAAAGAATTGGCCTGCACAGGTCGGCGAAGGTGAAACCATTCCGCTTACCAAAATTGAAAGAAAGCTTGCGAAAACCATTGAACTTACGCTTTCCAAGCATCGTAAATCAACCCCTGCAGAAGCCATTCAGAAGGTTGGATATAATAACGCTGTTAATGCAACGGATGAAGTGTTAATCAGAGAAATTCAAAAAGGTATTAAATCCGATTTCTTTACGCTTATTAACAGTGGTACCGGAACGGCATCCGGAACAAATTTCCAGACTGCCTGCGCAAATGCATGGGCAGAGCTTCAGATACTGTTTGAGGATGAGGATGTGAATGCCGTTTATTTTGTAAACAGCGTTGATGTTGCGGATTATCTCGGTAAGGCAAATATTACAATGCAAACAGCTTTCGGCCTTTCCTATATCAGCAATTTCCTCGGTCTCGGTACGGTAATTGTTTCGCCGAAGGTAACAGCAGGCAAGGTGGTGGCAACCGCTAAAGAAAATCTGTATGGCGCTTATATTCCCACAGACGGTGATGTGGCGGCAGCTTTCGGCATGACGTCGGATGAAACAGGGCTTATTATGATGAAGCATTCTGTTAAGGATGATAAGGCATCGCTTGAAACGATTGCCATGGACGGCGTTAAGTTTTATCCCGAAAGGCTTGACGGAGTTGTGATTTCGTCTATTACGCCGCCTGTAACATCGCCTTCAACATCACAGGAGAATGCTTCAGGGCAGAATGAAAGTCAGACGTAAGGTGATCATATGACTGTTTTAGAAAGGGTTAATCTGCTTCTTTCGGATGAAAAGTATAGTAAGGAGAGAATCGGGCAGTATATTGATATTGTTTCCGCAAGGCTTTGTATGCGTCTGGAGGAATCTGTTTTGCCGCCTGCATTTCAGTCTGTTTGTGCAGATGCCGTTGTTAAGATGCACAGAAGATATTGCTATGAGGGCATATCCTCGGAAAATGACGGCGGAATGTCTGTTTCCTTTGCTGATGATATTCTTGCGGAGTATGAAAGTGATATTCAGGCCTTCAAAGCCGGAAGCAAGGCGGTGCGGTTTATTTGAAATGGGAAAAATGCATTTTTATAGATAACACCGTTATCGGTCAGGATGAGCTGGGTAATGACATTACCGCAGACAAAGAGGTGCAGACAGCATTTTGCAGATTTGCGCCGTTTACGGAAACGGATTTGAAGCTTGAGGGCAGGGCTGTAACCAAAAACAGCCGCAAGGTGCTTGTAAGAAAGTCATTTAACGATGTTGTGCCTTGTGAAAAAATGAATATAAACGGTTTGTTGTATGAAATAAAGGAAAAATTTGCAGCGGGCCGTTTTTCTTTATTTTATGTTGAACGAATGGGGGCTGAATAATATGCCGTTTAAACTTGAATTTAATAAAGCAGAACTGACGGCACTTGCCAATGCCCTGAAAGCGCTTGATTCGGTGCGCTTCGATGCTGTTATTCTGAAAAATACAACGCAGATGTTAAACAGAGCAAAAAAAGAGCCTGGAGGAACTCCATTTAAATCGGGTGCACTTCGTGAGCATGCATATGCCCGAAAAGATGAAATGGGGTACACCATGGAATATGCGCCCCATGTTGAATACGGTCACAGAACACGTGACGGGGGTTTTGTGTACGGTCAGCATTTTCTGCAAAGAAATGTTGATACACAGCGCCCGATATTCAGAGAGGACCTTATTCAGGCCCTCAGAAAGGCTGGAAAATAATGTATGTTCAGTTAGGCTTGGTGGATTTGATTTCTGCCATTCAGAAGAAAATTGAGGCTGAAGCGAAATATAAATGCTATGATGCGGTGCCGAAGGATATTAAGCCACCGTATTATTTTGCGGAGGTTGTCAGCAAGCGGCCGGATCACACAAAAACAATGTGGCGTGATGTTTTTACTGTTTATATTCACGCTGTTGCAAAGCCGTCTGCATCGTCGGTGCAGGTTTATAAGATGATTAATGCCCTTGAAGAGGCGCTGACCGAAGATATAGAGCTTCCCGAGGGCTTTGACCTTGTAATGCAGACGAACGGCGGCATTCAGATTATAAAAACAGATGAAACAAACGAAAAGCACGCAGTAATTGCTTATGAATTTACTGTGTGCTACGGTTTTAAAACTAAGGTATAAAAAAAGCAGCACCGAATGAAGTGCTGTTGACATAGATATTTGAATACTGTATAATTTTGGTGGATAAAGGAAACTATCGAATACGGTAGGCGGTGAAATCTTGCCCTCGAAAGGGGGCTGAGCCTATGGAATATTTAACTTTAATTGTTATTATTCTTTTTGCAGCAACTGGCTACATAATGGCAATAAAAAAGAAGTAATCGCCTCGCCTAAAAGTTGATTACTTCTTTTTCAATCGACTTGGGGCATCACCGTCTATCCGACAAGCCCTTTATCTATCTTTATATTATCATATTCAAAAAAAATTGTCAACAGTGCTGCATGCGCTGTTTTTTTATTGCAATTTTATTATGAAAGGAAAACAATTATGAATGAAACAATGAACCTTCAGCATTTTTCGGGGGAAACACAAACCCCTTCCGCACCGAAATTTGATGGGGGCAAATACGGCAATCCGCTTGACATAGTTTCAACAGCTACTGCAGGTAAAAATATTATCGTATCCATATGGAATGCCGATGGCTCAACCCTTCTTGCGATTAAAGGTCAAAAAGGACTTAAAATCAATCGAAAGGCCGACAGTATTGATATATCTACTAAAGATACCGAAGGCGGTTGGAAGGCCAAACTTGCCGGGTTAAAGGAATGGGGATTGGATACTGACGGTATTTATGTTTTAAATGATGCAAGCCACAGAGCTTTATCAGCGGCTTTTGAAGATTCTTCCCCTGTTTTGATTAAGGTTACTAACAAGAAAACCAAATCGGATATGTTCGGCGGCCTTGCTTCAATTACGGATTATTCTTTTGAAGCGCCTTATGATGATGCTATGACATATTCACTGTCATTGGAAGGTATGGGGGCACTGGTGGATTTAACTGAAAATACGCAGGAGGGTAATGAATAATGGCTTATTATATTGAATATAACGATGCACAGTATGAATTGAAATTTAATCTTGAACGGCTTAAATTGATTGAGAATGCAATTAAAAAGCCGATTCTTTCCGTTTATGTTGAAAGGCAGGGTGCTTTTTCTATTGAGGAAATGGAAAAGATTTTTCAGATTTCATTAAAAGAGGTCGGCTCTGATTATTTTTGTTCAAATAAAGGAGCGAAAAATGTTTTTGAAGCGGTTATTCAGCAGGAAAACGGTTACAGAGATGTCAATAATTATATTGCACAGCGATTGCAGGAGAATTGCCCTTTTTTATTCCCGAAAGCCTGATAAAGCTTGAGTATTTCAGGCGGGATGAGCAGGATGATGATACAGATAATGATAATGCAGAGTTATATGCCGATGAGCGTGACTTTGCATTTTTTTGTACTCATTTTAATTATTCAAGGGCAGATTACAATGCATTAACACCTGTTGAAAAAGCACTTATTTTAAAGGCATATGAAAATAAGGTCGTACAGGAAACAACCTTTATCAGAAATGCCGTGCTCAATGCTTTTGTCAATGTAATGCGAAAAAGAGGAAAGCGTTTTATTGAGCTTTGGGAAAAGGCCGGTGAAAAGATTGACAAGGAGGCAATTGAAAATAATATTGCAATTGTTAAGCACGCCGGTGATAACAGTAATGTTAACTGGGTTGAAAAGATTTATAAAGGAGGGCAATAATAATGGCTGATTTTACATTGTCTGCAAAATTGGTCGGTGATAGTTCTTCCTTGCAAAAGGCCTGCGGCGGCGCCGTGAAAGCCTTTGGTGTTGCCGCATCTGCTATAGCGGGTGCTGCCGCTGCTGCTGTTGTAAAAATCGGAAAAGATAGTTTGAATGCCTATGCTGATTACGAACAGCTTACAGGTGGTATTGATACACTTTTCGGCGATGCTTACGACTCGGTAATGAAGAATGCGGATAATGCTTATAAGACAGCAGGCTTGTCTGCAAACAGTTATATGGAGCAGGTAACAAGCTTTTCAGCATCTTTGCTTCAGGCAACAGGCAAAGATACAGAAAAAGCAGCCGGTATTGCTGATATGGCAATGACGGATATGGCGGATAACGCCAATAAAATGGGCACAGCAATGGAAAGTATACAAAATGCTTACCAAGGATTTGCTAAGCAAAATTATACCATGCTCGACAATCTGAAACTTGGCTATGGCGGCACAAAAGAGGAAATGCAGCGCCTTCTTGGGGACGCGCAGAAGCTTACGGGTGTTAAATATGACATTAATAATCTTGCTGATGTATATTCGGCAATACATGCTGTTCAAGATGAATTAGGCATAACAGGTACAACAGCAAAAGAAGCAGCAACCACGATTCAAGGTTCAGTCGGTATGATGAAGGGCGCTTGGGATAATTTACTTGTTGGTGTTGCGGATGACAGTCAGAATTTTGATGTTCTTATGGATAATTTTGTTGATTCCGTTGTAACAGTCGGTCAGAATGTTATTCCGCGTGTTGAAGTTATACTTGGCGGCATGGGTAATTTACTCAGCGGATTTGTTGAAAATGTAATTCCTCTGCTTATTAATGAAATACCGGGCATTCTTGAAAGCGGATTGCCCACAATAGTTTCTGCCGGAAACACTTTAATAAGCAGCCTTACTGCCGTTTCTCCTCAAATTGTTGATGCAATAGTACAAGCACTTCCATTGATTATTGTTGGAATTTTAGGTTTTGTACCTGAATTACTTAATGCGGGCATTTTAATTTTAATGTCATTGATTGATGGTTTGGATACCATGGCTCCAAGTGTTTTTGATGCAATAATTGCGGTTGTTCTTCAGCTGGCGGCTTCAATAACCGAACCGGATATGCTTTCAACTTTTGTTATGTCAGCTGTAACATTGATTCTTACGCTTGCAAACGGAATTATTGATGCAGTCCCGCAGCTTCTTCCGGCAATACCGATTATTATAACAAATATTGTGCTTACTCTCATCAGTTTGACACCGGAGCTTATTCCCGTTGCTTTGAATTTGTTAACTGTTTTTGCTAAAGGTTTAATTACAGCTATTCCTATACTTGTAAATATGCTTCCCATTATATTTGACGCAATAATAAATGCATTTGAAAATGTGGATTGGGGACAGATAGGCAAGGATATTATTAACGGATTGATAAATGGTTTGAAATCAATGATTTCAAGTCTTGGAAATACTGTTTCAAATATTGCAAACGGTATTGCAAGCAGCTTTAAGTCATTCCTCGGAATTCATTCGCCGTCAACATTGTTTATGGAATACGGTGTTTATACAGGCGAGGGATATGCAATCGGCATTGATAAGAGTGCCGGGGAAATATACAAAGCATTTGATAATCTTGATTTGTCATATGAAGCAAGCAAATTACCGTCAGTTAACGATTTTGCTGTTTCGAATTTTTCAATGCCTTCAGGTGCGTATATCGTAACAGCTGATTATTCGGCACTCGGTGAATATATTGTTGCAGCAGTAACGGCACAGGGCAGGCAGCAGGCAGATGCGCTTGAAAAAGGTATCGGCAGTATGCGTATGGTAAGTGACGGAAGAGAAACTGCAAGATTTATGGCAAATCTGGGTTTTGTTAAAAAATAGGAGGTATTTATGAAGTTTTATTATGTTAATTCAAAAGGCAGACGAATAAATTTTTATGAATATCCTTTTATTATGCAGGAGGGAAATTTGCTGAATTATTCCTATTTGTATGATTCGGCAGCAGGTAGCAGACCAAAGCTGATTCATGTCAGAAAGGGAGTGGGCGAGCGCAGCTTTAAGCTTGCCCTTCTTCCGAGTATCGAAGCCGGATTGTCTTATGCCGAGCGCAGAAATATTCTTAAAGCAGCAGCTGACGAGCTTTTTGAAGTTTTCGAACAAGATACTGTTAATAATATAAACGGCGCTTTGTGGACGGATACAGGCTGTTATTTGCCCTGCAGGATACTTGCTTCGGATAAGGATAATAACGGGATATTAAACGGCTTGCCCTTTGCATTTGAAACATTTAAAGCAGTTTCGGATGTTAATGCATGGATAAAGCCTGTAACAAAATCGTTTTATGCCGGTTTGGGAATTACAGCCGAAAATGCAGATGCGGATTATCCGTATGATTATTCATATGATTATGCAGAAAGCAAAAGCGGTATAGATTATTTTACTACTTACCATTTTGCTGAATGTGATTTTAAAATGTTTATTTACGGCCCCGTCAGCAATCCGGTTGTTAATATTAATAATTATCCGTATACAGTGCACACCGGTGCCGAAAACGGAGAATACTTAATTATTGATTCCAAAGCCGGAACAGTTGAAAAGGTGCTTTTTTCAGGGGAACACATGAATGTATTTGATTTAAGAGGAAAAGAGCATTCTGTATTCAAAAAGCTTCCTTCAGGCGATTTAACGGTTACATGGAACGGCAATTTCGGCTTTGACATAACAGCTTATATTGAAAGGAGCGAGCCGTTATGGAGCTGATACTTACAGATGTTGACGGAATAGATATAAGATATCTTGACTTTATTAAAGCTGATTTCGATATTGGCGGGGATAACGATTTTGAAATAATTGTTAATGCCGATGAGTGGAAGGATGATGTTCGGTTCGGTGCAAGAGTATATGTGCCGAATACAGAATACGGCGGTATTATAGGCGAACTGGAAACCAATACCGCAGATAACACGGTAACGCTTCGCGGTTTTACATGGCGGGGGTTGCTTCAAAAAAAAATCATTATTCCGCCTGCCAATCAGGCTTATAAAACGGTAAGCGGTGATCTGGCTGTTAATTTGTCAAATACTATTGCAAACAGCTTTGACGGAATTATTAAGGCAGATACGAATCCGATCGGTATAAGTCTGACTTACAGTTATGACCGTTACACCGATATGCTTTCAGGCTTAAGCAAAATGCTTTTGCAAAAAAACTATAAGCTGAAAATGGAATACAAGCAGAAGGAAGAGGGCGCAGCAGGATTTGTATTAATTTCTGCTGTGCCTGTTATTGATTATTCGGATAAGATTGAATTATCGCAGGACAGCAGAATGGATTTTATTATGAAATTCAAAAAGAATGTGGTTAATCATCTTATTGTGCTTGGCAGCGGCGAGCTTGAAAACCGAAATGTTTTAAATCTTTATCTTCACCCGGACGGAAGCATTAAGAAATACCCTTATTATTCGGGGATAGAGGAAATTGCAGAGGTGTATGAATACACAGGCAGTGAGGATTTGGAAAATGACGGTATAGCGCATTTTAAGGAGCTGATTGAAACAACAGCAGTATCTATGGATATAGCAGCACTTGATATTGCTGTTGCCGTTGGTGATATAGTCGGCGGCAGGGATTATATCACAGGACTCAGCGCCAAAAAACCGCTTGCTTCCATTGTAGTTACCGATAACGGTATAACAAGTATTGAATATCGTTTGGCGGAATAAAAGGAGATTTAAGTTATGAATATTATTACAGGTAAAACAGGAGAACCGCATGTTACGGCGCAACAGGACAGGGAAATTAATCAGGCTATTTTTGGCAAGGGAAATTCTGTTTTAAATATTGGTTCTTGTTTTGCAGCAGAACAGACGGGGAGCGGAAACACAATTCGTATTAAGGATGGATTATTGATGCTTCAGGGAACGGCCGCTTCTATTGACAGCGGGGCGTATGACGAGGTTACAATTGCAAACGGTTCGCAGGGAATAAGGCGAACAGATTATATTTGTGCAAAATACAGCCGCAATACATCAACAGGTACGGAGAGTATGACACTTGCCGTGCTTCAGGGGGATTCAAACGGAAATCCGCCGGAGGTTTCCGAAGGCATTATCAGAGAGGGTGCAGCTATTGCATATTTTCCTCTTTATGCCGTTAAATTAAATGGTGTTAATATTGGCGCACCGGAACAGCTTTTTACTATCGGCGATAAAAAAATTCTTTTCAAAGGCCCGATACAGATGGGTAGTGGTGTAAAAATCAACTTGTCGGAGGCAGTAAGCAAGCAGCGAACAGGTATTGTGTTGGTGTGGTCGCCGTATGTTGATAATACGAATATTCACTGTCAGTTCATCAAAAAGGAAGCTGTGACATTCTTCCCGGAAACAACACATTCAACCTTTTTGTGCAACACGGCTTTTACCAAGGTGGCCGCCAAAAGCGTTTATGTACATGATAACTGTATTTTGGGCAATCCGTATAATACGGCATCCGGTACCGCATCGGGTATTACATATAATAACGCAGATTATACTTTACGATATGTTTTGGGGTATTGAGTATGAATGTGGAATTTACAGGAAACGAAACAGCGGATGTAACAGCGTATCGGTATGATTATGGGCAGCAGCTTGTAATCAAAGGCCTTGCTTTGCAGAACGGCTTTGAGGTGCATTATGAAAGCGGTACCGAAAGCCCGGAAATCAGGAAAGGTACGGTGGATGAAAACAGTGTCGGAACAGTTGCCGTTCCCGATATAACGCTGCAGCTGCCGTATGATTCGGTTAAGGCTTGGATATATGTTAAAACACCCGATTCAGGCACTACGGTTAGTACACTGAACATTCATATTATTAAGCGTGAAAAGCCCCCTGACAGCCCGTCAGTTGAAGATTATCCGCAGATTAAAGCATATGCCGATTATGTTAAAGAAAATGCCGAAAAGGTTACCTATGCCGAAGCAGCGGCAGATAAGATTAAGGCCGATGCAGCAGCAGGCTTGTTCAACGGAGCTGACGGCCCGCCCGGACCGCCGGGCATACAGGGCCCTCCGGGACAGGACGGCGCACCGGGAAAAAACGGCAAGGACGGTGTGCAGATGTACATAGCCACCACCGAGGAGGAGCTGGGCGCCGTGTTGGAGGAAGCCATGGCAGCTTTTGCGGTCGGCTATGCGCTCAGCATTATCACAACGGATGCCGTTATGAACGGCAGCGGGCACAGTGATGATGATTTGCTGCAGCTCTATGTGCTGGACAGCGGCACAGGCAATCCCGATGATGCGCTCATACTGGCAAGCCATATTGTGGATGGTGATTTGTATGCGTTTGTCAAGGGCATTAAGCCCGAGAAATACGGCGAATATATCAAGTCTTATCCTATGCTTGATGATTTCAGCGCCGACCTATCACAACAAAAGGTTTCCAAGGTCAGAATGATTGTTAAGCCTGATAATCTGGTTTTAAACGGCACGGGCAGTCATGCCATAGCGCTTAAGCTGAATAAATACACCTTTTCCGTGTTTGAAACGGATGCTTCCGTGTATGATTTGGGCTATCTGGATATCGAAGCCGAAACGCTGGACAGTCAGTTCATTCTTGTGCATGCAAGGTTATACGATTTGGGCGGCAGTCTGCTTAAGGAAACACAGCTGTTTACGGCCGCTGCCGTGCCGAACAGGTATATAACCAATATCGGGCTGCAGTTTAAGGGCTTTTCAACAAGCGGCAAAACCTACAGAATGGTATATATGGCAGGGGGAAACTGAAATGAAATTATTTGAAAACGGCAAGTTTGTTGAAATGCCGAAGGAACACAAAATCTATCAGCTGATACAGGCTGCAAGAAATAAGCTGAAAGCGGCACAGGAGGCAAAGGATGAGTAACAGTGTTATTGTTTTGCTGACCTCGGTTATATCTGTTTTGGCTTCGTCCGGCTTCTGGGGCTTTATTATGCAGAAGCGGCAGACAAAGGATGCCAAAACCAATATGCTTATCGGGTTGGGTCATGACCGTATTATGTTTTTGGGTATGCGGTATATAGAACGCGGTTGGATACTGAAAGACGAATACGAAAATTTAAACGATTATTTATATACACCATATAAAGAGCTTGGCGGCAACGGCTCTGCAGAAAGAGTTATGGAGGGCGTGCGCAAGCTCGAAATTAAAACAAATCCGCCAAAGGAGGAAACGGATAATGCTTAATATGAAATTTACAAAAGAAACAGCCAGAAGAATGGCAAGAACCTTTTTACAGGCAGCAGCTGCATATATTGCAGTCAACCTTGTTGCGGTTGATTTTTCAAGCGGCAAAGAGGTTGTGAAATCAGCCTTAATCGGTCTCGGTATCTCTGCCGTATCGGCAGGGCTTGCCGCCGTAATGAATCTGGAAAAGGGGGATAAGAACAATGACGTTCAGCGAATTCCTGAATAAATATAAGGTCGGAAAATCTTATGCCTACAACGGTACATATAAAGGCGAGTGCGTAAGCCTTGTCAAATGCTTTATTAAAGAGGTTTTGGGAACAATGCCTAAAAGCATCGGCAATGCCAAGGATTACTGGAGCAAACGCAATACAGCGTATATACAAAGCCTTTTCATACCGATTGCAAATACACCTGATTTTGTACCGCAAAAAGGGGATGTGTTTGTTCGGACAAGCGGCACATACGGCCACATCGGCATTGTGCTTGAAGCAACAACGGATTATTTTTACACCATTGAGCAGAATTACAACGGCTGCAGAACGGTGAAAAACATCAGGCACACCGATTGGAAGAATATTAACTTCTTAAGACCGAAAAATCAGCAGAATATAAATGACCGTTTTACAATCGGCAGCTTATACACACTCACGTCCAATGTGAAAATCCGAACAGGTGCGGGAACAAACTGCAGACAGAAGAAGGTCAGCGAGATTAACGCTGCAGGTCAGAAGCGCTGCACAAGCACCAAAAACAGCGACTATGCAGTGCTCAAAAAGGGCATAGAGATTAAGCCGTTGAGCCTTAAATTCATTGGCGGAGACATCTGGGCGCAAATCCAGAACGGCTGGATCTGCCTGAAATATAACGGCAGCTATTATGCAAAGTAAGCAGTGAAGGGATAAAAAGTATGGAAAATACGGTTAAAATGAAAATTCAGGTCTCGGATGAAAGCAAGTATGATTCCATTAATGTTCGTTCAATTGACGGTGAAATTATCGGAGTAATTAAAAATGGTGCCAGAGTGGATGTGTTTGGTTACTCCGCCGATAATGAACGTACTATGGTAAGAGGCACACAAATGGGTACGCGCAGGAAAATTAAAGGATCTGTGCTTACGCGTTGTTTAAAGAAAATTGAATAAGTTATAATATAAGCCCTCTTTCCTTTTCAGGATTGAGGGCTTTTTGTAATTTAAAAAGGCTTATCTGTTAAATGTAATTCTTGTTTAAGCGCATTTGCTAATATTGCAGAAACATTTACACCGCTTTTTTCAGCTTCGTAATTTATCCAAGACGGCAAAGTTACATTTCTTCTGACCACTTTCATTGAATGTTGTTTTTTATATTCACTATAATCCACATCAACTAATGTTACCAATTCATTGTCCTTACATTTTATATCATCAAACTTTGAAGCTTCAGGGAATGGCTTATTATCATCTTCATCCAGTGAAAGACAGCTTAATCCTATTAAATCTCTGGCCATATTTATACAATCTGCAATAGAGTCCCCTTCGGTATAGGAATCAAAATCCGGCACATAAACAAGTCTGTAGGGTTCATTATTATCTTTATTTTTTTGGATGATTATGGGATAAACAAGTTTCATAATATCAATACCTCCGTTAATCTATATATATTATTTCAGAAGTTTGGGGATTTATTTCAATCCCCATTTTCTGATAATTGCTTTTGCTAAGTTTTCGTTGATTTCTTTATGCCGCGGTATTTGCTCTTTATTAACACCATCTGTGTAAATATCGTGATTACCGCCTGACCTTAGAAAGAACCAACCATTATTTTTAAAAAGTTTTTCTAAATCCCGTCTTTTCATTTAATTCCTCCTTACATTTACTATTATACACACTAAATGTGTATTTGTCAAGATTTTTTTCAAATAAATTTAATGTTTTACATAAAAAAACTCTTTTTCTCTTATGAGATTGAGGGCTTTTTTTCTTTTGGTTGAATAACGATAGTATGTTAGAATAAATCTATGCTGTCGCAGAATATTTGGAGGAAAAAATATATGTTCAACATTTTTATTGATAATTTTACAAACTGGCTTAAGAAATATTCAACCGTAAGAATGATGCGCAGCAGAGCCTTTGCGGAATATAAGATAGATTCACTGCTGAAAAGCGAAGCGGAAGGTTACATAATGGAAGAGAACGATAGAACCTTTACGGCAATATACGAATACGCTTTCACTGTTTCACCGAAGCACAGCACGGATAATAAACCACACACCTTAAGATTTGATGTTAAGGTTCTTGGGTTGAAGGGCAATGTTACCGCAAATGATTATGAAATTGAGGACTACATGGAGCTTGAATACATCATCAAATGACCGATGCTTCATGACCAAACACATAGACTGATACATTAAAAAAAAATACAAAGCGGCAGCATAACAGAGCAGGGGTAACCCTGCTCTTGTTTTTTATATAAGGATAATGGGGAGCAATGCGGGGAGCAACTACAGATGTAAACTTGTTTTCGTTTTAATGCATATTAAAACATTAAAACTGAATATTCCTTTTAATTATGCTATATTTGGTAACAGGAAAGAAAAAAAAGAGCAGAAATAAAACTGCTCTCTTTGGTCTGCCCGACAGGGGTCGAAGGGCATTTCTTTCTTAAAATTTGGCTTAAAATCAAGCCCTTTTCCAATAATTTGTAAAGCAGGGGAGCAACGCAGGGAGCAATTACACAATAAATTGTAATTTTTCCATATATTGCTCTGCCTTTTTTATTGCGCTTTCTTCATAGTCTTCGAATACATCACAGTATGTATTCAGCGTGGTCTGTATGTTTGCATGGCCTAATATTTTCTGTAAAACTTTTGCAGGCATACCGCTTTCAATACATCTTGTTGCAAATGTATGTCTTAACATATGAACAGTATATTCTTTTTCTGCAATAATTGCTTTGTAATAATAACGGCCGAAGTTTGTTGTCCAGTCTTCAGGCGGGTTTTTACCTAATAAAGCAAACGTATCGCCGTCTTTTTTGTAATAAGAATATTTTTTATATGCAACTGTCTTTTTCCGTCTGTTTCTGCGTTCGGATAACAGCTGCATTTCTTCATGCATCGGCACAATCTGATACTTTTCAATGATGCGCTTAAAAGAATGGTTGATTTGATTGGTTGACAGCAGCTTATCCTTGTCGGTATCATAAAACAACAGGTTTTCTTTGTTGTCAATGAACTGTGTGTCAATATATTCTTTTAAAATTCTGCAGCAGGCCTGATTCATGCTTATTGTTCTGATGCCGTTAATCGTTTTTGCTGTTTGACCGAGAATAGGCCTGTCCTTTTCATCTTTGGTCATAGTTCTGCGCACGTAAATCTGATTCGTTTTAAAGTTAATATCCTTGTATCTGTCCAGCGCGATAACCTCGCCGCAGCGCATCCCGGTGCAAAGCATCAATTCAAAAATGTATCTGAATTTGTGGTTTGCTTTTTCATTATGTAAAATATTGATAAAACGCTTTTGTTCCGAAACGGTTAATGCAGTGATTTTTTTCGTTGCTATGTCAGATCTGGGCGCCTTAATTTGATTAAGCGGGTTTTTATATATAATTTCCTTATTCTGGGCATAAATAAACGCATTGTTTATACTTTGATAAATCTTTTTGATATAGGATTGCGCATAGTGCGTTATGGAATTAAGGAAAATTAATAAATTGGTTTCGTCTATGGTTTGAATCGGCATTTTCCCGATAGGCGCGTTCTGAATGATTTTCAGTGTTTCCTTCCTGCGCTTATATGAGGTTTCTTAATTACATTAAGGGCTTTATCCCGTTCAATCAAAAAAGAAACAATATCCTCAAGGCGGCTGTTGTCCTTGTCAACATAGGTGCCCTTGCGCACCTGCTCCTTCAGCTCATTAAATTTCTTCTTGGCTTCCTTATGATCCTTATCGCTGACCTTTTTTCTTATCGGTTTATTTTCGTTATCAAATCCGATTGTAACAACGCCGTACCAGCGGCCTTTGCTTTTATCAAAATACAGTGAGCCTTCACCGTTGTATCTGCCCTTGGTTTTCTTGGATTTTGCCATTGTACCGTACTCCTTAATTTAATTCATTTGCAGGCGATTGCATGCCGGCAGGGTGCAAAAGCCCTGCTTGACTATTTCTGCAGGGTGTGGTACAATAACATTGCTTTGTGGGATTGTGTTATATATACCTTTCCTGCTGTTTAACCTCTTGGCTGTTTCCGGCAGCCGGGAGGTTTTTTTATTTATTTTATTCTGAAAGTAGTTTTGGAAAATTACTTTTTTGCATTTCAGAAAGATAATCACTTAAAATCATTACTGTGTTATTGTTTTCTAAATAAATTTTTAATGTTTTTGACTCTGAATGATTTGTAGCTATTTCAAAATCAACAACCATATGTGGTTCAAATTTTAGATATTCAATTTGTTTATAGTAGACTAAAGGTTTTGTCGTTGGAAGCTTTAATTCCTTCTTTAATTTTTTTAGTTTTTCCGCATCCATTTCACTTGCTTTCATTTTCATTCTCCTTATTGAAATTTTCAATTAACTTTTTATATTGGCAAGCAACATTTGCATAGATTAAATCATCATGAACGCAATAACCTTTTTTTGTACATTCGTCATATTTTGAACAGCAACCAAATGAAGGATAGTTAAAAGCTCTAATAAATAATTGATTTATTATTTCCTTAATAACCTTTTCAGAAAAATAATAAAATTCATTTATAGATATTCTTATCCAGCTGTCTGATTTTACAGTATAATAAGGCAGTTGATGTTTTTTAAATATTTTTTCAGTAGAGCTTGGGAAAGCAATATAATTGTTTTTATTATTAATACTAAACCGAGCAAATAGTTTTTCTTTCGTATCACCAAAGCGCCAAACCGTTGGTTCGGATATAATAACAATTGAGTTATACCCACTTTTATTTTCTTTTATTTCTAATTTTGAGAGTTTTAAAAAATCAGGTTTAATTTGTTTTTCAAAAAAAGTAATCAAATCGTCATTACTATATGTTCTTTTGTTATCAATATAGTGTTCCAATTTCCGTAAATCAAATATTTTTACATCTTCACCAAGGTTTTTCTGGTTTAACACAGTTTGTATTTTATTTGTTATAAAATTTAATTTATCATTACAGCGATCAGGATTTTGTAATCCTACAAATAGATAATCAATTTGAGGTGTTTTTTTATTAAGAGTTGGGACTATTCCTTTATTATTTCTTATAAAGTTTTCAAAAGATTTTCCTTCTCTTTGCTCTGTTCTTCCTGTAACTAAAAATCTTTTTTGTTCAAAGGTGACTTTGTTTGCATTGAATTCATCAAGCTGTATATTTGGGAATTTTAAGTATGAGGTATCTTGTTTTGTACTTTTTTTCTTTGCATAATATTTGTTAAGATGCCTTTTATTAACAGAATCAATTTTTAATTCATTAAAAACTTTGTATTCCGTTATACAATCAGAAATAGCTCTGTGTGATTGTTTTACTTCAATATTATAGTAGGGAACCAAGTCCTCTTCCAATTTGTAATTGTTTAGTTCAGGCAAGATGTTTTTCGCAATATTTAAAATATCTATAAAATCATTGGTGAATTTTATCCCTAATTCTTCATAAGCATCGTATAATAAATTAATGTCAAAAGTATCAGCATTATAGCCTGCTAAAATTGAATCTTTTAAAAAGATATATAATTTATCAGCAATTTCCTCAAAGGTGGGTGCATCTTTTACCATTTCGTCAGTAATATGATTTATTTCAGTAGCTTTGTAGGGTATAGGTATGTTAGGATTTATTAATGTTTCAAATTTATCAATTATTTCATTATTTTTAATTTTAATAGCGCCGATTTCAATGATTTTGTCTTTTTTAATATTTGTTCCTGTTGTCTCCAAATCAAAAACTATGTATTCATCAGGAAAGAATTCAAGTTTTTTTCCTTTATATATTCTATCCGTATTCTCGCTCATAGTTGCTTTCTCCTAAAATTAAATTTATATTCCCTTATATAATTTTAGGTTAACACATTGCGACAATTTTCACAAGTTACAAATATAATACAAATTATAAGGTTTTATTTATAAAAGGCCGAAAATTTTTATAAACCTTTCTTTCAAGCGGGCTGGTAAGGAATTTATTTCGTTGATAAAGCAGCTTCATTCGTTCTGCTCGGATAGCTGCCGCCTGATGTGAAATTCCGCATATTTCGGAAATGTCTTCTGCAGTATGTAGGTTTAATGCCCACAGAACACAGGCAGGAGCCAATAGGCGTGAAGCAAAAATATCCGCTTCGGTTTCTTCTTCGGGCTTTTCCTTATCATAAATCGTTTTTCTGTATAATAAAGAATCATGGCCTAAAAATATATGTCCCAATTCATGTGCTATAGTAAATCGTGCTATTTCTGTTGATACTGTATCATCATAAATTATATACCATACATTATTTTGTCTAAAGCTTAGTCCGATTTGATTTTTTGCCAGCATTTTATATTTGCTGTTTTTCAGTATTTTAATATCTGTAGCTTTTGCTATGTAAGAAATTTTAACAGGCAGACAATTTATATCAAAATCTATTAATACCTGCCATGCCGCGTTTCTTGCTTTTTTGTATTTTCCGTAACTGTCCGTCATTTTTATCACCCTGAATATTGTACATTCCGGGTGAAAGAAAGAATACAGGTAAATATTGGAAATTAAATGTCTTCGTCAAACGGCGGAGCATTTTTTATTTCTTCCAGTTGCTCTTTTGTCAATTTGATTTCGCAGAGTGATTGGTTGTCTGTGCTTCTGGCAATAGCACGAAGCTTAATTGTTTCTTCTTCAACACCTAATAATTTATCAACAGCATTTTGCATATTTGGTTGATTACGATATGCAGTAATAACTTCTTTTTCGTGAAATGAAAGATTAATATTATTAAAAATACTATTATCATCATCTATAAAACTAATAGGGTTAACATTAAAATAATCAGCAAGTTTTTTTATGGTGCTTCTTTTTAAGTTTTGAACTTTTCCGGCTTCCCATTTTTGAACAGCTGCTCTTTGAACTCCAACAACTTTTCCGAGTTCTTCTTGTGAAATACCTTTTTTAGTTCGAAGAAGTTTTATATATTCGCCAGTTTCCATTTTTTCTCACCTCGTTACATATGAAATGTATCATATTTTACACACAATGTCAACAAAATTTCTCAAAATGCAAAAAAAAAGATACAAAAGGTATTGACAAATGAAAATGGATGATGTATATTGAGTGTATCTTAGAAAGATACAAAGCAAAGGGGGCGTGTTAATGAATAGTTTAAAATTACTTGGTATCATGAAAGAGCATAATGATACACAGGAAACATTAGCAAATGCAATCGGTTTATCAAGAAAAACCTTAGCTGCAAAGATTTATGAAAAAAAAGATGCAGCTTTTAATAGAACTGAAATGAAAGCAATTGCTAAACGGTATCATCTTGATAAAGATTTATTTAATGCTATTTTTTTTGACGATTGTGTAGCTTAAAAAGATACAACATTAATATCCAAATCCACTTCAACCCACAGGAGGTGAAAACATGCTCAATAAATCCGAAGTAGAAAACCTTATTAAAAGTGACCAGCTTAATTATCGGGCAATGGCATCCGTAGTAGGGCGTAATAATACAAAAAAGATATCCGCTATACTTGAAATCTTAAAAATAGATGTACAAAGCGTAGCGGACAGTAATGATATTTTGGAAATATGTAAGTTGCTTCTTGAAAATCAAACAACAGCTCTTACTGAGATAAAACTTTAATAGGATGAGGACAACCCCACAAAGCAAACCACAGGAGTAGAAAAAATGAAACAAAATAAAACAACTCCGCCGGAGCGGAGCTATGAAGAAATGATGGAAGATTTTTATAAAGCAACTACTGCTAAAGAATACCGTGTAATTCATAAAGAACTGAAACACAGCCGATATCACAGCGGTGTGCCGATATTTCTTCGGTATCCGTTGCTGCCGGATGTGTTTAGTATTGGTGCTCTGATTTTTGCAGCCATTATTTTGACAGTGAAATGCAAGACAGGATAAATGACCCGATTGAAATAATTATTGGAATCCACCATTTATGGAAGGCCGATTTATAAGCAGATATTCGGGCTTTACCTTCTTGTGTAATCTGAAATGTTGTTGATTTCACAATCGGAATATCACCAATAATCACATCAGATGAAGTCGGCAGATATTCAATGTCATTGTTTGCTTGAATAAATCCGTGACTTATATGGAAATTTAATATTTTTTCTTCTTCATCAGATAATTTGTTTTTAGCAGTATCAATAGGAAAGTGTTTTACTCTTATAAGCATTAAAAATTGTTTGAAATTAATTTCAATCATATTAAATTCCTCGTTTTTATTTTAATTATATCAAAATTTGAAAATTAAACAACCCCACAAAGCAAAACCACAGCAGCAGGCAGGAGGTGAGATTGTGTCAAGTGTATATGATAGTTTAAAACGAGAGGTTACATATGCCGTTAACGGATGCAATATATTTTATGCGCATGAGGTTTACGGTGAAATTAAAATGGCCCGGAAACTTGATGCCATAAGTGAGAGTGAATTTATGGAACTGAATCATGCCATCGTTTATGACTTTATAAATCAGCCGGAAAAATGGCAGTACTGATAAGCAGCAGAAATTAAATTCGGAGGTGAGAGAATGGGAAACATACGTCAGACAGAATATCCGAAATGCGAGCAGAAGGATTGCTTTGCAAGTCATTACGGCCGCTGTCAGTGCCTGATAAGCACAAAATTTAAAAGACAGTGCCCGTTTTATAAAAAAAGAAAAATGCCCGCTGTGGGAACCACCCGGCCCGGGGAGATAATATAAAATCGTC